GTAGACGGCTGTGCTAAAAAAATGGTGTCCGTTTTATCCTTTTTGAGTATATTGCATCTGCGACAGGCAGCCACAAGATTATCCAACGTATCCTCACCGCCCTTTGACTTGGGATATACATGATCCACCTCATTAGCCACATCACCACAGTAAGCGCAAGTGTAAGCATCGCGTTGTAGAACCTTGACACGAATCTTCTTCCACCCTGCCGTAGCTCTATAAGGTTTCTTTGCCATCAAACTCATGCGTACAATATACACATACATTGTCATTGGTTAGCTGCTTAGTCCAACTGATCTCACTCTCATCGACTACGCATAGACACTTATTGCATACTATGTCCATTAGTGCCAGCCCTTTCTTTCCCAATGGCTTAACGCTTTACACGTATCGCCGTTATATCGGTGTTTTATATAATCTAAATGAGCATCTATCTGTTTAAAGGGATTAAGCGTTCCATACCACTTAGAACGCATCTGGCCTAAGCCATAATGAGATCCATTACGAGCTTTGTAATTCCATCTACTTTCGTGATGGATAAGCTCGTTATAGCATTGCATTTGATCCCAAGATAGCTTGTTATACGCATATAGTTTTATATTCATAATGTGAACTGGCTTTTGTACATTTCCATAAGAATTTTGTACAGATGCAACGCTTAACGTCATTAGCACCGCTAAAATGACAATAGAGCGGCCTAATGCTCGACCGCGAAGTGCGCTGCCTCTCAGGCGCGCAAGCGTTCTGAGCATAGCATGGCTGTCAAGTGTTTTAACAAAACCGCAGGTCACAACGGCGTGTCGCATTTGAAATGTCGACAATTTCATAAGATAGCCCTAACTTGTAGACCAATGTGCTTTGTGTAGGCCGGTGGTATTGCTTCGACTAATTCGCCCCAGATCATCCAATCAATACCCATAGCTGCTTTGGCCTCATCCATGCTGTGCGCCGTTCTACCACCGCCCGGTATCTCATCTTTCATACTGCCATATATGCCTACTGGTCTGCCTTGCTCTTTGTGGTTACATATTGTGCCTTTTAGTGGCAAATTAGATTCAAACAGCCTATGCCTACGCACTTTTAAGCCAAACGCCGATCCACAAAGCAGCACAGAATCAATTAATGGCGCACCTGGCACGTTCTCTATGACATATGGCTTACCTGAAGCTATCAACAAATCACGTGTGAAGGGCAGCCAATCTTGCTTATCGGTCTGTTTGCCTTGTGCTATGCGTAGATTCTTAGTGATGCTAAACGTCTGGCATGGTGGGCTGGCGTGTATGAAATCAAACTTACGCACAAACTCAACAGTAACATCCTCGATAGATTGCCTAATATAAGTAAATGGGTAACGCTTGCCATGTTTAACGTCTATGCCAGTTACCTCAAACCCCGCATCTGCATAGCCTTTTGATGCCCCACCTGCACCACAAAATAGATCTAATACTTTAAGCATCTTTGCCCCATCCTTTGCCCTTAAAATGTATGGCTGGTGCTGTAAATTGCTTAGCCATAGGCTGTTGGCATGGCTGACACCAGATTGTGTGCTCGCTATATATGTCAAAGGATTGCTCTATTGTTATTCCGCATCCTTCGCATTTGAACGTGTAGATTGGCATGCTTCGCACCTCTCTCTCATCCCATAGATCCATAAGCCACACCCGTAGCATCTATGGAGTAAATACGGCTCAGTAGCCACTTGCTTTAAGTAGGTAAACAAGGTCGGACAAAGTGAGAACAGCGACAAACTGTTCAACTGACTTCTCACCTTGCCCATTTAGACGTAGAACGCCTACGCCTAGCCCTGTGGCTTTACGTTCATTGAGTTGGCGCATTAGACCAGCTAGGTCTAGTCCCGTACGCGCCTTTATCTCAATGTCCAGCCCTTTGATACCGGTGATGTCGGAACCCTCGCGACCAGCACCAACCGGCAAGGCATGTTCCCATCCTTCACGCTGAAGGTATTCTGCAACTATGCGCTGCGTTGCATAGCCCCTGTGTTTTCTACTCTGATTGCTCATCTAATTGCTCGCATTGTAGGCAGTAATCCTCAGCTAGTAAGGCCATTTGCTTACAGCCTATGCAAAAGTCGCTTTTCATCCTGCTATCTCGCCTTCATCCTCTGGCCTAAATGACCAGCGACCACTCGGATCTAGTACCATCCAGATAGTCTTACATTGTTCAGCTTTACGTTTATAGGGAAGCGGGCATGACCAGCCTTTATATGCACCTTTCGCACCTGTACCTTCACGGCAGATACGCTGACCATGCTTACACATTGGCACAGGCTGTGCGCCTAGCTCAGTCTTTAACAGGTCTACCGCATCATCAAATGCCGGCATAACGTCTGCTGGCGGCTCAATTGTTGTATCCCAGATGATTTCATCGGCTTTGTTTGTCTGCTCTAGGAACTCTTTTTGCTCTTTAGTGCGTACGCGTATGGGTTGCTTAGATTCTGTTTGAGCGTCTGCAACCTTAGCCATTTCCAGGCTGCTTGCTCGCTTTCCTTTAGCAGATAGTCCGAGATTTGCCAAGCATCGCCCAATTGCAGATGTTTCGCAGTTTTCAAACCAAAAATCGCGATCAACACCGCGATCCTTGCGACTACCACGTGCGTAACCAATAGCGGAAGGCTTAGCATCCACATAAGTCCGAAAGCATGTCGCTCGAAATACCACCACGCCCTTTTCCTCGTCATTACTTATTAACTCCGTTTCAATAGCACCATCGGGATAAGTCTCATAAAACTTGTGGATGCGTGTGTCTACATCCTCGTAATCATTCAAATTGAACATCTAATTCCTGCTTTCCTTCTCGGTAGTCCAGCTGCTCTTTGAAAGTCCATACTGTGCCATCTGGCCATAATTGAACTTCCTTAGCGCAAGTAAAGCAGTAATGCCTGTCAATGACCTTGCCGTGGACAAATGACGTAATTGACCAGACCGCTTGAGCTTGCCCTTTAACATTGTTTGCCCCATAGCGAGCCTTGCAATAGCAGCACCATTGGCCTCTCCTACTCGGCGTAATCTTTGCCATAATCAGCCCAGTCCGTGCCCAACGCCGCCTCGCCGGCCAATGCGGCATAGCTGACGAGATCCACAAAACTATCCCTTTTTGGAGTTTCAACGAGCCTTGAGATTTTGACCAATGCCATGCAGATGCACACATCCAGCGGATCAATTTCCCTTCCGAAATAAGTACCCCATAGCTCAGAGATTCGCTTGATATTGATTGCCGGGTGTCCGTATTCAAACCCTCGTTCATCAATAGTGTCAGCGGCTTCACTTAGAATTGCCTTTGCTGAAAACGCCTTTTGCCCTGTTCCATCCATGCGCGTAGCCCTTTCGATAGTAGTTTTCTTTTACCTTCTGAATATAGCTGTAAAGCCCTGAAACTAACATGAGTAGGCCAAAACAGATATAAACTATCTGCTCAGCTGTTAGGTTGTTTTTCATCAATACCGCCCCGCTAACAGTCCGTAAATAAACACGGACAAATATAGGATTATGACAGTCGGTACCAGTATTTTTGCCAACGGCGTACGTTTGTCAACGTAACGTCTATCGGTTCTTTTCATGTTGCCCCTTTCGTTATTCCAAAAGGTACGGCATTTGACAGACATAGGAAAACCCATTATGGGCGTGTCGTATAACGTTTTGATAACGCGATGCCCCGGTTTTTAGGCCAGGGCATCGGTAGCTAGCCATCGAAACGGCTAGGGGTGTTACCATAATTTTAGCCGAAACGCTTGCCCTCTACAATAAAGGATCCATCACGCTCTATGGGTATGGCTACCGGCTGCACACGCTTTTTATCAATATAAATGATGCCGAAGCCCTTCTGCCAATTCATCGTTCCACGGGTGTAATAAGCCTTTGAAATGTCCATTAGGTGTCCTACCTCAAAACCGGTGAGAACGCCCGTTAAAACGCCACCAGAGGCCGTAGAATAGGCACTCAGGCCTTGTCTATGAGTATGGCCACAAACAACCGACATACCATGCCTTTTAGCGGCTTCTAGGGCTGTTAAACCCCCATGTGGCTTGGTGGCTTGCTCGTCACCATGCACCATGACCCAGTTATCGTGGAATTGGTAAGGCTTGCGGTGAAACTTAATCCCTAGGGCATCGAAAGCCATAAAGTTTTCGTATTCGAGTTCAGGCAAGCCGATAAGGCCGGGCAGCCTTTTACTTAGTGAGTTGTAGAGTCTGTCTGTGTGGTTTGATCTGACAATGTGGGTAACGCCAAGTTCGAATAGGACTTGCTGAGCTGTGTCACGATCTCGACCAATTGTTCCCGACCACTCATCCCGACCGGATGACCATCGGCTAATAGTTTGGAAGTCGATTTCATCGCCCACGCATAGAACGTCATCAGGCTTGTATTTGCGTATAAAGGCTGCGATATTGCGGGTTGCTTTTGTGTCATGGAAAGGTACTTGTAGATCAGATATAACGACTAGTCGCTTAATCCTCGTCATCCTCATCCTCAAAGGGCGAGTGGTCGGGATTGGTGACCGACCAATCGGGCAAGGCGGGTCTATGGAACGTGCTAGTCACGTAATCCATACCTTGCTCATGTGTGAAGCCATGACGTAATAGGGCTAAATATGCTTCATGCACCTCGATAGCCCACACGTCAAGCGGTGTTAATGGCTCGCGCTTATCTCGTTTAGCCTTAGCCGCTTTAGCGCGGCGTAGGTTAGCGAGTTCTCTTTTTGATAGTTTTCTTGCGCTCATGTGTCAATAACTCCAGCACCATAGTTTCCAGCTTTGACAATCTCTGTTCATACTGTGAAAGCATTGGTGGTACTTCATGAGTAACAATATAGCGCAGTCCACCGATAATAATGGCAGCTATGGAAAGACACGCCAATACAAAAGCTGCCCATTCTGTTGGGTTCATCGCCGACCGAAAGCTGTGTCGTTAGGATTTAGCCAGCGGATTATTACAGGTGCAACGGCAGCAATGCTGCTGGTTAGAATTGTTTTCCAATCCAAACCCACCGCTAGATAAGTCGCTAGAGCTGCTGCTAGGAAGCTTCTTGCCCAGGATGCGGCTGCGCTTTTTAGGTTTTCCATTTATAGGCTCTCCTGTTAGTAGAGGTATCCGGAACATACTCCGGTCGTTATCGCCCAGTTTCGTAAAGCTAATGTGAATGTGTGTCTTATGTGGGTTAATACCGGTGTATTTACGCCATTTATAGTTACGCTTCCAGCTTGCTATCTTGCCGTTAAAGATTATGTAAGAAATTCGTTTATCAGATCTGGCAAGTAATCGTAACTGATCAGCAAGGTCGAACGCCTCGGATTTGTGGGATCTAAGATCAGCATCGATATCGAGGGCACGTACAATGCCTTCAGCAGAAGGATTGTGATCGGACTTACGAGCTGCATGCTTCGCA